GTAAAGCGCTTTTTCACTCTCCACTGATTTTTCAACCAGCGTCCCGAGATCCAGCCCAAAACGCGACAACCCCGCCTGACCCGCCGCGCCCACCCCTGCCATACGCGCGCTGATATTCTCCATCGCCCGCCCAATGCTTTCGGTTTTCGCCCCCAGCGCAGCTAGGTTACGCTGTGCAGAGGTGATGCCGGCGGCGGTGCTATCAGTTGCGGTAATTAGAATGCCGAGATTTTGCTGTACCATTGCTTGCCCCTAGTTTTTTTGTTCCGCGCGTTTTTGTAATACCGCTAACGCCGCGCTTTCCATGACCTGAATTCCAGCAAAAACCTCACGGCGGTTATTCGGTGCCAGCATGTCTAGCACTACGGCCACGCCAGGGTAATTCAAGCTGCGATACGTGCCGCTCATTCCATCAATTACCCATTGAGTTTGGCAGGCAAAAAACACCTCAGCGGTTTCGGCATTTTCTGGCCAGATCTCAACATCGTCATCTGCATTGTCATCAACGACCTCTAAGCCAAACGCGGCAGCCGCTGCCGTACTATCATCGCGCGCGCCCCCGCCGGCCCAGCGGCGCGCGATGTCGATCAGTTTTTTGCTTTAGCTTTCGGCCCGTGCGACTCGATAAACGCACTCACCACAGCCGGCAACACCGGCCAAATTTGCAACAGCTTTTCGCGGTTTTCATCGCTGAACGGCATGTCGGTGCCGTCCTCCGCCTGAATGCCACGCCAGCCCAGCAACACATCAGCGGCAATGGCCAAGTCATCAATCTCATTGGCCTGCGCGCGCTGCATCAGTTGTTTGAATTCCGGCTGAGTCAACCGCTTAAAGGTGGCGTCAAAGGTTTGCGTGATTCTACGGCCATTGTCGCCCACAATTTCAACGGGCACCGGGAAAGTGAAACGGTCAGATTGTGCAATCTTAAACATGAAATACCTTAATGAGTGAGTGAGTTTATGGATTAAAGCGCAACAATGTTAAGCTCATCGTTACCCGAGACTGGCATAAAGCGCAGGTCAAAGCCGATTAAACGGCGGCCATCCATCTCCTCTTTTTTCGGATTGCTCAATTGCACACTTGCGCCGAATGCCGTGACTTTCAGACCAGCAGCGGTGCCGATGGTAAACCCGACAGACTGTAGGGTATTTGCATTAACTGCCGTCATCAGCGAGACTTCTTGCGCTGCAGTGAGCTGCAGACTGATTGATCCGGTGGTTTCGCGATTGATGATGTGGACACTTTCGCTGCCCAACAGTGGTGTGAATTTCACGTCGTTGCCCAAATTGATCATTAGGCCCTTGCTGGGGTACGTGGTGCCGGCAGAGATAACGCCTGCGGTCAATGTGCCGCCCAGGGTGATGTCGGTGGTGGAGGTGTCGGTGATGACAACCGGAGGTCTCCAAGCGGTGAGGGTGGGCGCGGGTACACTGACGGCAGTCACACCGGCATCCAATGCGGTGAATTTAAATTTCATCAGTGGGCGCTCATTCACGCCCATAGAGAATTCCACTGTGCCGCGCGCCATTAATGCTTTGTGCAAAACACCATCATCGTAGTAGTAAATGCTAAGCGATTTTGCTGCGGTACCATCAGAGTTTGGTGCATAGCTTGCGGTGGTCACTGCAACAAGCGTTTCGGTCATGCCGCAACCCTGCAGCAGTGGGCCCCAGGCGGGTGCTGTGCCGGCGGTGCCGCTGCCAGAAATTTCGACATCGAAACTAATATCCAACGCACGCGTGCCGACAAGTTGCTCTGACGCGCCAAAATAAGGGCGAATCAAATCACGATTAACATTCGTGTAATTGATGGCAATTGACATATTGCTGACTAATAACGCATTGGCAATATTAGTCGGCACAATATCTGTGCCGGGCGTGGTTTCGATTTTAGCGAGAATCAAACTTTTGCGAATTAAGCGGGACATAAATTACTCCTTACCTTTTTTTGATGTTGGGGTGACGGCAGCTTCAGGTGCTGCAGTTTCTGGCATAGGCGGCTCTAAACGCTCGGGGTCGTAAATTGCCGGTACGGGATCAGCCGGTACGGGATCAATCTGCACAGCATCGCCGCCATATTTCCGGCGCAAACGACCGTCGGGTAATCGAACAAATTCACTCATGATAATGCCTCAATAGATGTGTAAAGTGAGCTATACGGAATGCGGTAAAGTGTTTCAACCTCAACAGCGTCTAAATCGCCTTCATCAAAACGCCATTCCGAACCGATCTCTTCCAGCCCAGCGGCTAAGCCGATTGTGCTATCCGCCATCAGTGCAGCATGGGCGGACACGCAAGTAGGGTCAGCGACCTTGTCTGGCACAGGGCCGCGGGCGGCAACCGAAACAGAAAAAGACAGCGACCGATACGCCGTGCCGGTGGTACCAATGCCCACACTTTCCTCTTTTGGCTCAACCAAAATCGTCGGGCCGAGATTGCCGGGGACGGCAGCCGTGCGTGAGCGATACACCCGCGCACCGGCGGCGGTGTTAGCGGCAAGCAACACCGTCAACACTCTCGCTAGTAAAGTCTCGCGTGCGCTGGCCATTAGATCGCACGCCTTAAAATCAAGGTGGTTAGGCCAGTGCCGTCCGGCTGCACTTCAACAATGCTGTAAGTGATGCCAGCAATAGTGATGGCAGTGCCTTCCACTGCCGTCATTAAGCTGGTGGTGATCGACTGAAATTGAGGCGATGAGCTGCTGAGCATACCGCCCAACTGCTGCTGATAAGCCGCATCGAAGATCCCGAAGACTTTGCTGCCATTGGCCAGGGTGGCCGTTTCAGCAAAATCATCGAAAAAGTCGCTTAATGTTTCAACAAAGCTCATCGCTGCGTAACCCTTAAACCAGCGTATTCAACACAGCACCTTGCCAGCGGCCATAGCCGACATTGCGCCAGGTGTCTAGGCCGATTTGAATTGCGTCGTTGTCGAACGCAAATTCGCTCATTTCGTCCTTCACTTTCAGCTGCGGGTTGACTTCTTCCTGACGGATGAAAGGCTTAATGCTGCCATCGGTGCGCACGGTAACGAACTTGTCAGTCCAACCTGCAGCGGTTAAGCGGGGGTTCATCGCCAGCGAGATATTGAAGTTGTCGATAGCGAAAGTGGAAGCGGCGGCCTGGCGAACCATAGACAGCGCGGCTAATGCGGCCTGCGACAACCCGACCGGCACTAGCACCATAAAGCTATTGGCATCCTCGTTCAGCGGCTCGCCCTGGTCATCTACATAAGAATACATCTTAGTGATGCTGGCCAGCATGGCTTGCTGCATTTCTTCCGGGCTTGGCGCGGTGATAACACCATGCACGGTAGCCGGCAGAGCGGAAATGTCGGTGGAAATTAAATTCGACTGATTGCCGCTGCCACCCTCGTTGTGCGCCGTAGCAAAAAACGGCTGACCGTCGTAGCACAAATTGCTAGCACCGCCGGCGATGAGCGTAGAGAGCAGGCTGGCAAAGTGGGTTTGACCGCGCTGCGCAAACTCGCCCACGCGCGCCATAATCTGCCCGGTTTTGTCGCGGCGTAAATCGCGCAGGGCGATTTCCAGCGTCGCTTCAAAATGTTTGTTAGTGATGGTGATGCCGTTGTCGCTGAAGCCTTTGGCATGACGGCCACCGATCCATTCGCGCAGCGCGGGCGGCATGCCCAGCCAGACGTATTCTTCGCTGGCCTGGTCGCTGGTGAAATAGTTGGAGACGGCTTCCATCCAGGGCGCACCTGAGCCGGCTGCGAGCCGCTCGTAATACATGCCCACGACCGCGCGAGATGATAATGCAGATTGATCCATTGTGAATATCCCTTAATTTAGTGAGTGATTACAGCTCGGTCGCCCAGGTGCCGCGCATGGAAGCAACGAGGCAACCGTCGGCATCACCCACTGCGAGTGTGACAAAGTCGCCGCGCTTGGCGGTAGCTTTAGTATTGAGCAAGTCTTTGTTGTTAGTGCCGGCCAGGTTGGGGCCGCGAATCTTGTCAGCAGCGTCCGGGCTGATGGATACCAGTACCGTGCCAAACGCGCCGGCGTTGACTATGGCGCAATTGACCGGGGTGGCTACTGCTGGCAGTGTGATAACGCCTGCGTCTGCCGTCACGAAAAATGCTTTTCCGTTGTCCTCGATGTCCAGCGTTAGTGCGCCTGCAACGGTTTCGCGCACGGTGTAAGCAGCCCATGGGTCTTGATAAGCATCGACATTAAACTCGACGATGGCCACGCCAGAAGACACAAAGCGCTTGATAAAACCGATAAACGCACCGCCCACCGGCGAAAGACTAAAGGCGTTGTCGTCGCTGGCGTAAACGGGTGCGCCCACATCGGTGATTACTGCACCGGCTACCGCCAGCTCAATCTCACCAATATGCACCACTTCAACCATCGCGGCGGCGGCGGCACCAGCAGCGTTGTCAGCTTGGCGCGTAGCGAAGCCGGCAAAGCGGTCAACGGCGGTCAATGGGCGGGCATGGCCAGACGCGGCAACAACGCCAACGGCTGCACCTTCATAAATAATATCGGCGGCGATCACCGGCAGGTGATTACGCGTGCCAAGCTCAAAACTGCGGGGCAAATTTGCGGCTAAAGTGGTCATAGTAAATCCTTAAAGTTAAACTTTTGCGCCAAGCACTTTGACGTGTCCGGCAGATGATGCAGTGGCAAACGCTAGATAAGTAGCAAAGCTGCCGAATTCCGCGCGAATGTCCGCGTCTTTGTCCCACGTTGCTTGTGCGCGGGCTTCAACCGGCGCGTCAGCCTGGGGCGTGGCGGAATCATTTGCCGGGGTGGCGGGCGGCAACACGGCAGGGGCATCGGCGCGCAGCGCGCTAGCATGGGCGCCGATTTTGGCTTTTTCAGCCGCCAGAATTTGCACGGCAGCCATTGGGCCGGTTGTTTTGCCGTCCGCCTTCAGTTGTGCAATCAGCGATTCGTGTCCGGCTAGCGCTTGCGCTTCAACGTCCAGAATGCGGCTGCGTTCAGCTTGTGCGCCTTCGTTCATCAGCGCGGCAACGATGTCGGGGTGATGCGTCGACAAAAACGCGCGGTCGATGCTGCCGGGTGCGGGGGTGGGGGTGTTTGCTTCAGCCATCAATGGGCCTCCTGTTCCTGTGGTTGTGCCGGCAGTTAAACCGGCGATTAGTGTTTCTAACGTACCAACTTCATCGGCCATTCCGCGCGAGACGGCATCCGCCCCCAAGAACACGGCTCCCTGACCAAATTTTTCTAAGACGGTGGCAGTGCTGACGCCGCGATACGCTGCGACGTCGTCAACAAACACCTGTGCCAGCGCATCGATGAGTGTTTGGATTTGTGCGCGTCCGGCGTCGGTGCTGACGTCGGCGCGTTTAGCGGGTGATTGCGAACTGACAATTTCGATTTTTGAATCATCGCGGCGGGCGTCAATAGAGAGCACCTCGCCGATAGAACCGACCATCGCGGTTTTGCTCATCACGATGCGTCCGGCAGCGGCGGCGATCCAATACGCTGCACTGGCAGCGCTGCCGTCTACATACGCAGT